CCGCCCATGAGCTGCCGGGCGTCGCCCTCTTTCACATACACCCCGGGCGTCTCGTAACCGCGCAAGAAGCCGTGGCGCAAGGCAGGGCGGAACCTCGGGTCACAGAACAAGTACCACGCGGTGGTCCCGTTGGCGTCGCTGACGGCCTCCAGGAGCGGATCCACGATGACCTGCACGGAGCGGAAGACCGGGTTGTTGACCGGCACCGGCGTAGTGTTGCCGGTGACCACGCTGGTGCTCTCCACAAGCGGGCGGGCCGTGTACTCCAGAGAGTCGGGCACCACGAGGTAAAGCGGCCCGGTGTACACGGACACATTGCCCGCCGGGTCCGCGAAATGCCGGATGGTCGAAATGCCCGTGGCGAGGTTCTCGGCGTTGAGGGCTCCGCCTGCGCCGGTCTTCAGGTTCCCGCGCTGGGCGGTGAACAGCGTCGCGCTATTGGCGTACTTCTCGGTGAAGACATACTGCTGGGTATAGCGGGCCGATAGGCCGAAGGTCTGTGGATACTCCATCAACATGCCAAGGTCGCGGTTGTCGGACAGCCAGGCCTCCCAGGTGAGCGACCAGCTCGCCCCGAACTTGTAGGTGTGCGCCTCGAAGCTCTCGTCCGAGGGGTTGACGGCCAAGTACTCTCCGCCCTCGTCGACCTGGTTCACCTTGCGGGCGGCGTTCAGGCGGTAGTCCACGCCATGCCCGGAACCAGCCCGTGCTAGGGAGGTCGTGTCACGGCGCTTGGACAGGACCGGGTAGTTGATCGGCACCGACTCGTCGAGGTAACTAACGATGGTGCCACGGTCGATAACGTCGGCCATGAACGAGAAGTCGGAGGTCGACATGACCTCCTGCACGCGTGCGTTCTGGCGCGCGCGCTTGGCAAGTGCCCCGAGGCGGATGAACCGCTCGGTCGGAGCGTCATCCACGCGGGGCTGTACAGCCATAGAGAGACCCATGCTGGGTCACCTCACTTTCACTTGTGGTGGGTCTGGCTACTGCGCGGACGCGGTGACGTATGCCTTGATGTCGTCCCAGGGGATCGGGATGATCTGCACGCCGATGACGGCGGTCAGGCCCGAGCCCACGGCCTCCAGGGCGCGGCCGATGCAGACGCCATTGACGAAATCGTGGTTGATGGACGCGGCCACCGGGTCGTAGTACAGCCAGTCGCCGACGGCGACCGCGACGCTGGCGCCATCCTTGTCCTTGCCGTCCACGCTCAGCTTGTAACAGCCCATCGTGTCGAGCGTGATGAAGTCGGTGTCCTCGTTGTAGTCGGCGATGGCGATGCCGATGAGCTGCCCGGCGAGTACGAGGTCGCCGCTCGTCACATCGTCCAGGGTCGTGTCGGTCGTGCTGATGGTCACGTGAGTGCCCGCCTCGTGCGGGCCAAAGACTGCCTTGCTGTTCACGTCCACGTAGTTAGAACCGGCCATCGTGGCTCACCTCAGAACCAGCAAAGCCCGCCATTGCTGGCGGGCCGGGGTGTTTGCGGTTGGGTCGTGCTTCGCGGCGCTTGCGGCTAGCTGGGCAGTTCCTGCATGGCCTTGAGGGTCTTCGCGTCTACGCCCATGCTGCTCGCGAACTGGGCGAACTGCTCCTCGTAGGCCTTCTCGGCTTCCTGCGCGCGGGCGTTCTCAGTCGGGCCGGAGCCGGAGATCTTCGTCCGCACACCGGCCTCCTGCAGGACGGTCAGCGCATAGGCCCTCTCTTTGTCGCAGGCCTCCTGCACGCGGGTGGTGATCTGGTCGGTGGCGATGATCTGCCCGGAGAAGCTCTCGGTAACGCGAGCTTTCGCGGCGGGGCTCAGGTCGTCGCGTGCGTCGACAAGCGTCTTGACGGTGTGGAGGGTGGCCGACGCGGCCCTCTCGTCCTCCAGCGCCTTGATGCGGTCGGCCTGCTCCTGGGCGCGCTTGTCCTCGGCCTCCTTGGCCTCGCGCAGGGCACGGAGCTCTTCAATGAGCTTGAGGTCGTCTTTGGGCTTCTCTGCGTCGGCGGCCTCCTGCTCGCGCTTTTCCTCCTCGGCCTTCTCGGCCTCGGCTGCGGCCTTTGCGTCCTCGGCCAGCTTCGCGACCACGGCCTTTGCGACGGGTTCGGCGACGGCCTCTACGACGTGCTGGGTGATCTCGTCCATCTGCTCCTGGGTCAGGTCCATAGGGTTGCTCTCCTCTTGGGCGGCGGTCTCTAGAACCCGCCCGTTGGCGTTGCCGTCCGGGACGAAATCCACGGAATGGCAGTGTGTGATGGCTTCGACGACATGTACGTCACGCCCGTCGACGCGGCCTTTGCTGACTCTGATGTTGCTGTCGTGGGAGAGACCCACGGACAGCTTCGCGACCGGATCGTCAAGGATCGCCCTTACCTCTGGCAGGTGCGCGTGGCAGACGGCCTCCAAGTTCCCCTCCACACAGCGCACGGATCCAGGCTTGATCGTGGCGGCCCAATCCCGAAGGTCCCGGTGGGGCACATCGCCCCCGGGTTTGATGTGATTCATGTACATCTTCGCACCGGAGAACACTCCGGCGGCGGCGGCTTGCTCCTGTGTGCGTTTGGGGTAGTAACGTGGCGGCGAACCAGTCTTCGTCATGCCGTGGGCCAGGAACATGATGCGATAGTCGCCATCTCCGAGGGGCTCCACGGATCCCGCAGGCAGGAACTCCGTCACTCGCAATGTGGTCTCGTAGGGCTTCGTTGCGTTGCTCACCTGCTCACCTCCTGCAGCACCGTGGCGACCACGGCCTTGATGATCTCGCGCGCCAGCTCCTGTGGCGGCTGGCCCGTCCAGGGCTTAGCGGGCACGTACCGTGCGTCATTGAGCACAGGCAGTTCGGCACAGTGGCAGTTGATGACGTTGCCGGCGGAGCCGCTGGGGTCCCCCGGGTGTTGCAGCCACTCGCCCCCGACGAAGAACGGCTTGTCTATTGGCCGGATCTGCCCGCTTGCTGCGGCGTGGGCTGCACGCGGGTTGCTGCCCAAAGACAGCCACTCGTGGCCGTCCACGCCGTTGCGCAGCATCGCCTCGTGGTTCGTGACCCCGTAGGCGATGCTGGTCTCCGTCTGCGCGATGACCTCCGCCCTGTTCGCATACGTCGTCGGGAACAGGTCCTCGATCTCCAACGCGAGTTGGTCGGGCGGCAGGCCCTCCTTGTAGAACTGCTGAGCCATCATGTCCCGGAAGTCCGATAGCATCGTGTCCGTAACTTGGCCGCGAATCTTCTCGCCACGGCGGAGGAGTTCCCGCTGCATCGCCGGGTCTCGCAGGTGGAACGTGAACCCGTCACGGGCGTTCCAGCCCTCGCCGCGGCTCAGTAGTTCCTGGACCGTGGAACGCATATCCTCGTTGAGCGGAACCGCGCCTTTGCGCACCTCGCCCGGGCCGCCGGCCGCAAACCACTCGGCCTCGATGGCCTTCCAGATCGGGCTCTCGGCACTCGGCGGTGAGGCCGGCACCGGCAGGGCCTCCTGCGCTCGCGTGTTGACGCCGGAGGCCTTCAGGCCCTTGAGGATCGCCGGCTTGGCCCGGTCGAGGGCGGCTTGCCCACCGGCGTCGGCGGCCTCCAGGATGTACTTCCGCAGCACGTCCCTGAGCGCCGTCTGGTTCGGCATGCAGCTTGCCCGGATGGCGCCGGTCAGGGCCTTCTGACTCGGGGCGTCGTCCAGCCTCCGCACCCACGCCCAGCACTTGCGGTGCCAGGGCTCGATGACGCGAGACCGCAGTTCGTTGGCGAAGCGGCGCTCGATGTCGTCCCGCTCAGCGCTGGCCCCGAAAGGGGGACACCGCCTCCTGGGCGCGATCGTCGTCTATCGGCCCCGTCTCATCCTGCGGCGGCAGCTCAGGCTCTGCTCCCGGCTGGGCCGTCGGCGCTTGTCCATCGAGCTTGTCCTCCGGTGGGAACTGACGCTCCAGTATCTCGGTCACGTCGTTGCTGCCCAGGGCGGTATATGCCTGGTAGGCGGCTTCCCTCGGGTCCAGCAGCGTACCAGATGCAGCCGAGAGGGCTGTGAGTAGGGCCGCCACCGTTGCCGGGTTGTCGGGCTGCGCCGAAGGGAAGTCCAGGTCGAATGCACGGTCGACGCCCCGGGGCAAGCGCCTGGCGGGGAAGTCCTGCCGCTCTACCGCCAGCGCGATGGCCAGCGAAGTCAGGTCATTGCAGACAGCGCCCACTTGCTCCTGGCGGTCCTCGATGCGCCATATCGCGGGCATGTCCATAGCCGAAGCCGTGGCGAGGTTGCCGGTGCTCGCGTCGGCGTAAAAGTGCTCTCCGAAGCCAAAGGCCCGGATGGACTGCAAGTGCGTCTGGCGGCTTGCTGTCTCCAGGTTGCCGACGCCGCCGGTCGGCACGTTGATCGCGTCGAGCTGGACGTTCTGATTCTCCACCTGCAGGGCGGCGGTGCCAGAGGGTGGCGTCTTGAACGCCTTCGCCGCGTTCTCAATCGCGGTGGCGGACTTCGTGTTCAACTTCTTGCGCCACGCGAACATGGCCAGGGCCTTGCTCAGCGTCACGAGGTCGGAGACCGTCCGCGCGTGGGACCGGATCCAGTCATAGGCCCGGTAGGCCTCCGGGATCCCCCGTAGCCCGAGGGTGTTGGTGCGCACCTGGTAGCACAGCGCCACGGGACCGGCTTGCTCCAGCAGACCAGCGCGGGAGAGGAGGTCGGCTATGTCGCCATCCCACTCCGGGTCTTCGGCGTCGAAGGTCTCGCTCAGCAGGTAGCGCCAGCAACGCCAGTCGGCGTAGTAGGCCACGCGCTCTTTGCCCGGCTCGTAGCGGCCCGCCTGCACGTCGTAGACCTGTGGCCGGTACTTGCGCCGGTACAGGATCGGCTTGAGGGCGTTCTCCGGGTGGGCGATGACCTCGACGATCTCGCCGACCGGCAATTCGGAGAGCTTGACCGTGCTCTCTGTGATGCTGGCGTGTACTGCGAGGAACCGCTCTCCCTCCACCATCAGGGCGGTGGAGGTGCGCGTCATCGCATCGCGGCTGAAGAGCGCGAGCCCGTTGTCCTCGTCCTCCCACAGGCGGTCTACGACCTCCTGCACACGGGTGTCGGCGGCTCGCGGCGTGTCGATGCCACGCCCGAAGGCACCCGAGGAGAGGAGTGCCGCGGCCTGCCCGAGCGATGGGTCTATCTGCCAGGCTTTGATGCACTTGGCCCGGATGTCGGACAGTTCGGTCTGCGAGAGGTCGTAGGTGCCGGAACCCTCGGTCAGCTTGCGCCAGCCGATGTCCTCCTCGGTCAGCTCCTGCGCAAGCTGTGAGGCGATGCTCTCGCTCACCCGCGCAAAGGCAACGTCGGCCCGGCGCTGGAGGGCCTGCGCCTCGAAGGTCTCCCGTACCCGGTCGAATATGCTCACAGTCGCGCAGCTCCTAGTCGCTCAGGTTCGAAGTCGGGTAGCAGGTCGTCGGTGTAGACGGTCTCTTCGGCGGTGGCGATGGACAGGCCCATCACGGCGTAACGCAGGGCGTCCATCGCGTGGTCGAACTCCTTGGCCGGGTCGGCGTCTTCCACCGGGTTCCCGTCCGTGTCGGCCCGCCAGTGGTATTGGCCGAACTCCGTTACCACGTTTGGCGCCGCGTGCTCAAGCACACGCAGGCGAGTGGTCGCGAGGAGGGCCTGCACGGCCTTGACGCCGGGCATGCGCCGGTTGTCGGCCTGGTAGGCAGGCAGCCCCGCCATTAGGAAGTTCTGGATGGCGTTGGGGTCCTCCGGGTCGCAGAAGAAAGCCTGCACGCCCCACCGCTTTCGCAACTCCAGGGCCTCGGCAACCCAGTCGTTGCCGGGGTCCCCGGAGACCACCTTGTTCCGCTCGTACACCTCGTCGACCAGCCAGACATTCCCGGAGCCATCCTCGGCCAGGACCACGATGCAGCCCGGCGCCCGAAAGCCCCAGTCCACACCAGCGGCCACGCGGACGAAGCGCGGCGTCGGCCCCGGTATGTCGTGGGTCTCCGGCGCATAGTCCTTGTAGACCAGCCCCGCGAACGTGACGAAGGACGCCTCGATCTCCTGCGCGTAGAAGTCCGTGCCGATCCCGTACTCCGCCTCCAGCGCGGTCAGGAACTCCGGCTCTGCCTGGTACAGCGGGTTCGCGTGGGTCTGCCACGTGTGGAAGCCGTAGGCCTTGCGGCGCTTGGCAGACCACTCATCGCGGCCCTCGACGAATGTCCGATAGACCCAGTTGCGCCCTTTGGGCGTGCCGGTGATCCAGCCCCGGTGAGGGACGCCGGGTTGCCGGATGCGCCCCATGGCGACGCGGAAGGCGTCCTGAGAGCAGAGAGGCGCCTCGTCGATCCAGAAGTACCCGACCTCCACGGCGCGTAGGCTGTCCGGGTCCTGGGCGTGGCCGAAGTAGATCGCGGAGCAGTCACCGTGCCCATTGCGGATGTTGGTGAACTCGATCCGACTCTCCGCTTTGAACTCCTTGACACCCAACACATCACCCCACCAGCGGGCGACCTTGAGCAGCACCAGACGGGTAGACCGCCCGAGCATCCGGTATGTCGGCGCGATGACAAGGCCTGTCATGCCGGGATAGCGCACGCAATGGCGGATGGCCTCGAAGGCTCCGACCTCCGTCTTCCCCCCACCGATCCCGGCGATGGCCGCCCGGAACATGGACGAATCATTGATGAAGGCCTGCTGGCCCCGGTGGTACCCGTAGTGCCTATGGCAGAAGTCGTCCAGCGTCTCGTCGCGCCCCGGCCGGTCGGGAGGGAGGTCAGCCGTCGTCGTCGTCTTCCGCTTGGTCGTCATCAGACGGCGCTTCCTCGCCGAAGTGATTCAAGGGGTCCTGCGGTCCGAACACCGGCAGCGGGATAGTCTGCACCTGCACCGGCCCGCCATTGGCGCCCGTGTGCTCCTGTCTGTCTGCAAGCGGCTCCCCGGCCACCTGGAAGTACAACTTGGTCGCAGTCGCGAGGTCTCCCGCATCCTCGATCAGTTCGACCTCCCCATTGTCCAGCCGCTTCAGGAAGTGCACCGTCCCAGCTTCGACGCCGAGCAAGATGCGGTCGCGGTGCCGGTTCATCCGCTTAGCGCGTTCGCGCCTGCCGCGCTCCGCCTCTGCTTCGTCGAAGGCCTTGATGCGGTCTTGCCAGTGCCACTGCGAGGACCACTTGTACAGCGTGCTCAGTTGCCGCGTGGGAGTGCCCTCGCCCCTCTGCAATGCCTCCGAGTAGCCTTGGTGCAGTTTCTCGATGGTTCGCTGGTCCCCCATGGCCTCGTAGTCGAGGTACGCCTTGCGGGCCGCTGGCGTCTCCTCGCCGGTCTTGCGGGCCATGTCAGGTCACGTCCCTTGCCGGGACCAGTATCGTGTCTCGGATGTGCTCGGCGATGGCCTTCATCATCGGAGGTGCTACCGCACGGTCAAGACGCTCCCACTGCCTCGCGAAGGTCCCGGTGAGTATGAAATCATCCGGGAACCCGCAGATACGGCGCAGCTCGGCTATCGTGAACTTTCGCTTCTCGAAGGGGTGGGTCACTCCGGCAGCGGACATAACCGTGCCGGATGTCTGGGTGATCGTCGGGCAGGCCTTGTCCGGGTGCGCCTTCTGCAAGCTGAAGTACCGCTTGCTCTGCTCGCCCGGCTTGAGCTTGTCCCACTCGTCGCCGATGGCATAGCGGGATATATCGACCTCCGCGATACACTGCGACGGGTTGCTACGCCCATTCCCAGTCTGCGGCGAGGCTCCGATAGTCCCACACGGAAGGCTACTTGGCACGTCCGCAACTGTCCCGAACGCTGCATTCGCGCCCCTTCGGGCAATCCAAGGCAACGCTTCCCGGAGCGCCATTGGCTTTGACTGTGGCTTCGGGAACGTCGGCTCAATGCCGAGGTCCTTGCGCACGCCGACAAAGATCAGCCGCTCCCGGTGCTGTGGCACCCGGAAGTACTGGGCGTCCATCACGGCGCACTTGACGACATAGCCGCAACCGCGCAGCGCATTGAGAATCTCCTTGAGATACCCGCGCGCGACGCCAATAGTCAGGCCCTTGACATTCTCTGCAACGAAGACCCTCGGCTGCAGCCCATCCACGATCCGCGCATACTCAAAGAACAGGTCATCGACGCGTTGCTTCGTATCGCTGTAGGCCTTGGCTTTGTTCCACCCGGCTTCGCGCTTCCCCGCCATTGAAAAGGACGCGCATGGAGGACTGCCCTCTAGCACGTCAACCTCGCCCTTGCTCAGGCCGGTCACTGCCAGGATGTCTTCAGCGCTCAGTTGCCGAATGTCCCTTGTATCCAAGTAGACGCCAGGATGATTCGCGCGGTAGGTCTCCTGCGCCGCCGGGATGAACTCGCTTGCGAAGACAGTAGTGTACCCTGCCATGCGGAACCCGAGACAGGAGCCGCCGCAGCCGGAGAACGTCGAGACGACGCGGAACCCGTTCGGCTCTATCCGCTCAATCTCCCGCATTGACGGCAGGTAGGCGCCCGGTAGGTCAGTCATAGAGCTTGCCTCCGGGGGGGGCGGTGCGTCGGTGTGTACCCAATTCTGGTGCACGCGAATAGTCCTCGCTACCGTAACCCTTTGGTCCCGCTTGCCCTCGTAGCCCTCATCCCAGATGATGCCACGGTCTCTCATCCTGCTACTCCTGCAGCAAGGTCCTTGTAGAGGGCCACCACGTTCGTTCGCCTGTTCACGTTGCACGGGCGCGAGAGAAGCGTATCATGCCACTCCCGGATACCAGAGCCGCACTGTAGGTTGCAGTTCCGCCGATAGATCGCCACCCGGCTATACTCGGCAATGAAGGCGTCAATTGCGGCCTGCTTCTGCTTCGGCCGGTTTAGTTGCTCCCACGTCCTGCTGAGCATCCATGACGTGACCTCTGTGCTCCTGTACGGCACACAGAGACGCTTCCCGTATGCCTCTGCTATACGCTGCCACAAGGCATACCCGGATGTCTCTACGTCCTGCAGGCGAGCCCTTCGGCGTCGCTGAAACTCAGCATGGTTCCCAGAACAGTTGATAGCATCTGACTTCGATGAACCCCACCAGTCATCAGCCGTCAGCCCCGTGAAGACTTGCTCCTCCGCGATCGCAGGCAGGAGATGCAGCAGCGGGTGCGCACACTGCACCAGCGTCTTGCGGGTAGCCCTGAACTTTCCGGTAAGGACCTTCACGTCTTCCAGCAGGCTACTCCTCGGTATCTGGACAATGCACAACGGCAGGCCCCACGTCTCACACGCTATCTTCGCCGCAACCACATCAGCGTGGACCTTCCCCTGTAAGTGGAAGGTGTAGCACGTAGGGCGCACGCCAAGATCCAACAGCGACCACAGGACCGTTAGGCTATCCGTTCCTCCAGACAGGAGTAGTGCGACCGGACCTTCTGCAAGCTGCGTCCGGCACGCCGCAACGAGAGCGGTTCGTAGGTCGCTCACTTCACCGCCACCCATCCCGCGAAGTTCATCCAACGCCAGAAGCAGTCTACGTGCACAAAGCCGCACCGGCGCAGGAGCATCTCATTCCACTCCGCCGTTAGCGGGACTAGCACACCCTCCAGGGCCATGCGCTTGCTCTGTATCTCCTCTTATGTGTATCCGCTCTGGCGCTTGAATTCGTAGTATGTCTCCACCATCATAGTGTCGAGTTCTGCCGTTGCGCCAAGTAACTTCTCCACGAGCACGAGGGCTCCGCCGGGTGCCAGGGCTTCATAGGCCCGGAGAACAATCTGCTGCCGGTACTCAATAGGCGTGAACTGCAGTGTGAGTATCGACAGAACTGCTGAAGCCCCTCTCACCGGCGGGAACCCATAGCGCAGGTCCGTGTCGCAAACGTGCACGATGGACGTGTCTATGAGCCCTCCGAACCTTTGCCTCAACACCTCCAACATTGGCTCCGAGACTTCGACGGCGAACCACGTGTTGTAAGCCCCATACTTGTCAATCAGCAGCGCGATACCGTCACCGCGCGAGGCTCCGAGGTCTACTACGGCCGTCTTCGGACGGATGTACCGGCAGGCCAGATCGTATACGGCCTTGCGCATCACGTCATACTGTGGGATCGAGCGGCGCAGCATGTCCTCGAAGCACTCGGTAACTGCTCCGTCGAACTCCCACTTGTCTTCCGGTATGTGCCCTCTGCTATCCATCGCTATCGTTCCACTCGAACCCGCAACGCGGGCAGCAGTGACCGAACTCCTCTTCGGTCGGGTCGACCTCTTTGAACTCGTCAGGTATCGGCTTCTCCACTCCGACGCCTCGCCCAAAGTCCTCCGCCTGCAGCTCCGCCTTCAGCCTCTCCACCGTCCCGTCGTCCCAGCCCACGTTCGCAAGCCGCCCAGCGTCATCCAGCTCGATCATGTTCCGGAGGCGCACGTGCAGGTCCGGGTCCGCAAGCTCGGCGATGGTGTTGTCGCCCTCCAGGATGTCCAGGGCCTCCGGGCTCAGCGGGTCGATCTGCCTCACGTGGCAAGGCGCTACGGTCTCTCCTGCGCGACGCGCCCCGGCGGTCACGCCATGGCCTGCGAGGAGGGTGAACGTGCCCTCGTGCTCAGCGACCACCACGTTCTTGTACCAGCCCAGGGCGCGGTAGCGGGCCTCCAGGGCCGCCAATTGCGGCTCGCCATGGCGGTTGCTGTTGCGTGGGTGGTCCTGCAGGTCGGCGATGGGTACCATGCG